CTTATTGCTAACGCTTTTGAGGAAGTTATAGACTCTTATTTATGGCATTATGATTTAGATCCAAAAAGTAGGGAAGAGTGGAGAATCAGCAAGTACACTGATGGAGATTATTTTGGAATGCACCCTGATGACTCTTATGGAACTCCAAGAACAATATCCATGGTGTATTATCCAAACGATGATTACGAAGGTGGAGAACTTGAATTCATTCATTTTGGTGTAAAGGTTAAACCAAAAGCAAATCAACTTATAATATTCCCATCTTCATATATTTACGAACATAGGATAACCGATATTGGTGCTGGAAATCCAAGATACACAATCGTGTCTTTTCTTTCAAATATAACACAAAAAGAAAGAAACGAAAGACTTAAAGATCTTCCAAATCCTTATAAAACAGATTTAAAGTATATCTCAGAAATTAAATAAAAAATAGGCTAAGAGTTTTTATTCTCCTAGCCTATTTTATTTTTATATTACTTCTTTGGTGCAGCCTTCTTTACTGCTGCCTTCTTACGGGCTGGAGCCTTCTTAACTGTTGCCTTCTTTACTGCAGCATCTACTTCTGCTACTTCTGGAAGACGACCAAATGCTGTGTCATTTGGATTAACTGCTCTCAATGCTACTGGTGCGATTGCAGCAACCAATGAGTATGCAAGAGTCTTTGGATCAGTGACGCCAGACATGTATAGTGCAAGTGCTGCACCCAGTACTGATCGTCCGTATGATGCCAAGATAGCCTTAATTTGTTCTGTATTCATTTTATTCCTCCTAGGATATAATCTGTGTTAGTATTGTTGCACCAAGCCAAATACCAATAATTCCTGCGAGTCCCGCAAAAATTGGTGGTGCTGGCACTGGCAATTTGAATGCTGCGAACACGGCACCGCACCCAAAACCTGTTATTGTTGATAAAATAATGTCTTTCATTAATCTTCCTTTGGTAGTAATTGCTTTAACTGGTCATAAGAATCAACAATCTTTTTCATAGAGTAATAGTTTGGACCCATTGCAGTAAGATCGCTATATTCCCTAAAATATTTAATTTCTGGCTCAACATCATTAATAAACTTGTTTAGGCCACTCTGAACTTCTTCTATGTATTTAAATGCATCTTGTCTTGAACCTTCAACAAAGTTTAAAAAAGATTTACTATTTTCAATTTTCATTCTATCAAGAATTATTGCTTTATCTAAATTTGATTGAGTTAGTTCATTTTTTGTTTTTATTGATTTAAATCTTGTTATAAACAATTGAAAAATTAAAAAAATAAAAACAGAAATAAATACAGTAAAAACAATATAATCAAAAATCATAGTTCTTTTCCTCCCTCTCTCACAAGTAGTACTATTGCACCATTATCCTCTAAGGCTTTTTTTACACGAATCATATATTCTACGGCAGCAACACGATCTTCAACTGTTAGCCTCATAAACTCTGGCTCACTGGCTTTTACAGTAATAAAATTATCATTATCAACCAAAGTAACATTAAAGTTTTTAGGTGCATGAATGGAGCGAAATGCTCTTTTCATTTGATCTGTATACATTACTTTCTACCCCATTTAACTTTATTCCAACCACGCTCATGGAAGTAGTAAAGTATTGTCTTTGTTAGTACTTCAAACCCTGCAATTGATGCAGCAGTAATTGCCTTATGTGTTATAAAGTATGACAATACAAAGGTATCTGCCGTTCCAATAATACGCCAAGTGATTGCTTTTAGCGCTGATCTTTGTTTGGTTACTTTCATGATGGCCACTCCACATTATTATCTTTAGTAATCCAGTCGCAGATTTTAGATACCCATCTCTTTACGTTTTTGCGTAGCCGAAATAGCATGAATGTCTGCCCCCAAATCTACTTGCTCAATCTTGTATCCTACATCACGACCATAAACTATGTTAGTAATGTTAGGAACCTTGATAACATTTGCTGTAGGCATATCCTGATGGATATAATCACGAACTTCTTCAAAGTGCAAAGGATCTTTCTCTGACATTCCAACTGTATGTCTTACACCAATTACAACCTGGGTATTGCGCTTAGCAGCCTCATCATACAATGCTCTATGGCCTTCATGCCATGGTTGATAGCGACCTAATAAAAGAACTGTGTTTTCTTTCCAGTCAAACATTCCAAATTTACGAATAACTGTGATTGCTCTTGTTGGAATTGCATCTTCATAATCATCACCAGTATTAATTATTCTATGATCATAGTGTTCTGGATCTTCCCATAACTTATTTGTATCTTCAAAACGACCTTCTTGAATGGTATCCATCCACACAACAACATCTGCCTCACCAAAAGCCTCACGAGTTTCTTTTGTTGGACAAACAAAGTCAACAATAACTGGCTTGTCTTGAATCTTTTCAAGAAGTCTGGCAAGTTCTCCCATTCTTCGTGCTTGCTCAATTCTGTCTTCTGGGCTAAACCCCAAATCTTTATTTAAACCAGCCCGTACCTGGTCAGCATTAACATGTATGCCGTTTGTTCTTTCTTTAACTGCATCTGCAATTGTTGTCTTGCCTGAGCCTGGTAGCCCAATAAACTGAATGATCATTCTTCTTTTCTCCAATGTATGTAAGATCTTATGTATATTGTAGCATAAGCAATAGCCATGGCGATGAAGCCATACTGTTTGGTAGATAGCCCATAGGCAATCCATAATACTTCATTAACACAAAGAACTACCCAGCCCCATATTGTTTTTTGGCCAACTAAAAAAATTCCACAAACACCTATTACTGCTAATATCCATGACCACATATTATTTATCCATCGTTAAATATTGCCAGGTATTGGTCCAGTCTTGTTTTTCTTTATGAGAATTAAACTCTTTTGAAATAGTACCATTTTCTAAATATATACCGCCCCACACACCCCACTCTTTTCCAGAGATGCCATGTGCAAAACAAGTTTTTGAAACAGGGCAACTAGAACACAACTTGTCTATTGCTAACCTCAAATCAACTTCATCTTCATATTTTTCAAAAAATATATTTGTATCATATTCAAAACAAGCCCCATCATCTTTCCATGCATGTCTATTCATTTTTACCTAACAAACTTGTCTGGTATATCCCAGCCATCTCTGTTTGGTTCAAATCTTTTTGAAATGCTCCACTTTCCATCAAAGTATTTACCATTTTTAGCAGTCCTTGCACTATCTGCAGGATGCATGCTAACAACTGTCCACCCGTCCCAAGTAAGAAACTTATTGTTCTTTACTATGGTTTCCATCTTTTCTAGTTCTGTAATCTTCATTTCTATCCCTCTAGTAGTTAAATATTCCTGTTTCAATATTTTTTTCTTGTGCTTCATATACTAGTTTTGTCTTTTGCTCATTTGGCTTTGACAAAAAAGCAAAATAGTTAAACTCTTCAAAATTTTCACTTATCCAAGATGGTGCAACTTTATACATCTTAATCTTTTTACCACGAGACTTCATGCTTCGTTCAGATAGATTTACAAACTCACTTACCATTGAATTGATGTTTGCTGGACCAGCAGAATAAATGTAAAAGTTTTGATCCTGATCTGTAAGATTTGAAAGAGCAACACCAATTGCTCTAAGGAAAACCTGGTAGTCATCAAAACTACCTGTTCCCTGTACTCCCACTATCATTGTCTAACCCTTCTCTAAGTTTATCCATTATAAACAACATCTTATCTAATTGTATACTATCCATACCTATTGTGTCAACTGTAGTTGTGGTGTCTGGATCTATTAAATTGTTTACCATCTCTGCCTTGTAAAACTGATTTTCTTTAATCCAATAGGCATAGTTATCAAGTATGATTACCTTAACATTGATCTTTCTTTGATAATTAAGCGATTGAGTATTTTTTATTTTTTTTATATTTGACATATCTGGCAAAAGCGGTCTGATGTACATAAAAATATGGCTTTGACTATACTTAACATTATTTTTATTTATGTTATTTTTATTTATACTATTTTTAAATAACATGCTAAAAAATATTAGTAAGGCAAAAGTAGTAAAAGATCCAAGTAGGTATTCCATTTTTCTCCTAAATACATTATACTACTTTTTTGATTTTAAAAATTTTATAATCTCTTTAAGAGTTAACCTATTACTTGTTTTTAAGTTTTGAATCTCCGCATCATTCAATGCTTTTTCTGTAACACTGACGATTGGATTTTTTTTAGTAATATCCATCTCAATAAAACCATATTCCCATAACTCCATCATTTCCTGAGTAAAATATAGATTTGACTCATTATGTAATTCTGGAGAAAAATGTTTAAGTTTATCTGTAAACCTATATAGAACTTCTCCAGATTCTTGATCTATTCCAGAAAACTCCAGACTTCCATTTAAGATTAGTTCTTCCATAAAACTGTCTTCGCTCAAATCTGACCCCAAAAATCTAAAAGTTGTTGTTTGTTTTTTGCACCATTCATTCTTGAAACCTCTTGGCTGTCTTTAAATAATATAAAAGTTGGAATACTTTTTACCTCTAAATCTTTAACAAGTTGACCCTCAAGATCGGCATCAACAAACTTAATGTTGTACCCTTCCTTAATTAATTCTTCTGCAAATGGCTTTGTTCTTGCACATGGATTGCACCAATCTGCTGCAAAGTAAAGAATATGCTTCATTATCTTATTTTCCATTTCATTGTTTTGGGACCAAGATCAATTAGTTTAAACATGTGATGCTCATATTGATCCTTTAAATCTTCATAAAGTTCTGGATTTACCAACTTTAGTTTATCCGTAACAGAGTATAACATTTCGCCATTTGCATCGATGCTATGCATTGATATGGCACCTTGATTTAGCAAATGCTCTATCATGGCTTCTGTTTTAGGATTAATCACTTACCAGATTTCTTTCTTGCTTTTGCAAGCGCTCCAAAATCTTTAACCTTGGTATCTCCTAGGTATCCCCATGCATAACCGTCGTTAATCATCATGTCATTAAGAGATACTGTGTTTCCATCTACATATACCCAACCTAAAATGCGACCATACTTTTCAGATGAGTCCATCTTTTCAGTCTTAATCACAACAGACTTGGCATCTTTTAAAGCCTTCTTTAGGTACTCTTTGGCCTCAAGACCAAGAGCCTTTTCAGCAAGGTCTTTTGTACGAGACTCAGGTGTGTCAATACCAGCCAATCTTACACGGGATTGAAATAAAATATCAAACCCTAAATCAATAAGAACATCAATGGTATCTCCATCTACGACATTCTCTACTTTTCTTACATAGTATTCATACATTTTTATTCTCCATTTTTATTTAGTGTAAAACAAATATTTAATAAAATTCTCAAATCATTTTCTTTTGGTGAAAACCCAGTATGCAACTTTTTTCCATCAAAAACAACGCCCTTGCCAGCAGTTGGAGAAATTGAATTTAAAACCTTCAACTCACCAAAATTGCCAGCAGTTTTTAAAACATCAAGTATTTTTTTATCGTATACTTCTGTTACTCCATCCGAATCATTAAAGTAATAAAGAAAAACCATATGGTCTTCTATTGAATCAACATGGGGATAATTTCTAGAATCTTTTTCTTTATAAGATCTTGTTGCTATGTTAATTTTACTTCTTATAATTTTGTCATATTTTATGTTGTGCTTAAAGCAAAACTTTTCAAAAACATCTTTTACAATATCAAAATCTAATCTGGAAACAATTTGAAAATATGGTTCAGATTTTTGATCTTGCATATATACTGTTGGTGCATTTTTCCATTGCCAAGATTTATCTTTGGTTTTTTGAAAATCAATTATCTCTGGAACATATTCAGGAATCCAATTAATTTTTCCATACAAAAAACTTTGATCAGAGAATATTCTTCTTAAAAACTCATCCTGCTCTTCTTTGGTTAAAAAAGAATCATCTTCAATAAAGAAATCACTCACTTAATCTAGATCTTTCATCAACAACTTCTACCATAAAACTCATCATTTTTGCATAACCAACAGCATTATCCATGATTTTATTATAATGATGGGAACAAAAGAGTAGTCCTCCAGATTTTCCAATTACCTTTACATACGCCTGTGCAGAACAAGAGTCGCATCTGTCTGTGGCGTCTAGCATCCACAGTTTTGAGTCTTCTGAAATCATTGTATTCATAGTATACTACCTCTTTCTATTATCGGTGGAATAAAAACCAGAACCGTTAAAAACTGCTCCTACATTAGAGTATACACGAACTAAAGGAGAATTGCAAGTTTCACAATTGTACCCAGGATCACCATCCTTAATAGACCTTTCTTTAATATACCTTTGTGCACAAGGCATGCAATCATACTCATATACTGCCACTAGAAACCTCCATGTAAAGTTCTTGTAATTTTGAAAAATCTTCTTCTTCTTCTATTTGCTTAGTTAAAGTTTCATACATTTTTGTTTTTTGAATATCATGGGGGCCATGATGCTTCATCTTTGCAACTTCTTGATTTGATAGACTACCAAAAGTTTTAGCATCTCTATTTTTAATTACATCTTTCACCTCTTCTGATGAAATTTTGTTTTCATAGTGCATATTTATTTTTGATAAAACAAAAGTAATTATACTATCTGGATCATTAACTAATTTATCAAACTCAATTACAAAAGCATTTTTATTTTCTATTTGAATAGTTAAATAATCTAAATAGTTTTCAGTTATACTCTTGATAATTCCTTTAAAATTATGGTGTGCTCCATTTAGCACATCCTCTATTGTTTTATCGTCTTGTGAGTTAGAGAGTGCAATAAAACAATAAGATTTGATAACCTCCATTGGACTTCTTACATTTGTAAACTGAATAAAACTATCAGACTGCTCCAACTTTAGCATAGATGGTATGTGAAAAAATGGGTGCAAAATAAATGTTTTATTTGTATCTAAAACAAGTGTTTTATTTGTTAATTTTTTTAAATTATTTTCATTCTTAATATTTTTGGTCAGTGCACTATCGATACACTCTGCTAAAAAATTATTACCAGATCTTGGTACAGAATTAAAAATAATATCAGTGGTGGTGAAATATTTTGACAATTACTTCTTCTTTGCTTTTACTGTCCAGACTGGGGCTTTAAGTGCATCTCCACCCCACTCATAACCAAGTGCCTTTACAACAAACTTAATAATTTTAATACGCATTATTTAATCCCCTTTCCAAATTTAGCCCAGACTCTTTCATGTAAGAAGTATCCAAGGGCTTCCCATCCAATATAAATAAGGGCACCAAGACTTGCGTACTCCCATTCGCCAGTAAATAAATAAATGACTCCAGCGACACCAACTAGGTGAAAGGTTTCCCAACTTGCTGTTTTAAGTAAAGTTCTTTTTGTTGATTCCATTACTTAACCTTGCTTAACAATGGAGCATCTTCTTCTCCAACATATACTGGACGACCCCAACCAACTACAGCATTAACTAACTTCTTCTTGTTATTCTTTACATAACCACGAGTCTTCTCTACGCACATTCCTCCGTTGCGCTGATCTCCCTTTGCAGTCCCTGAAGTGTTTCCTTCAATAACTTGGATTGTTCCATCGCCATTGTTCTTAATGCAAAGACCAACATGCGAAATACGATTTACGCCATCTTCTGGGAAATCAAAATAGATCCAGTCTCCTGGTGTTGGATCGTCATTACGAGCATCTGCCCATCGACCCTCTTTCTTAAACTGATCTGATGCTGCTACGGTTGATGCAGACTTAGGAAATGATTTTACTCCCGCTGTAAATGCACACCATGAAACGAATGATTGGCACCATGGTTGGAAGTTAACCTTCATCCATGCACCGTACTTTGTTTCATTATCTTTAGGGCCTTCAATTGTGCCCACTTCTTTCTTTGCAACCTCAACGATTGCTTCTAGACTACCTTTTACTGACATTTTATTCTCCCCTTTCCTATATAATTATATCAAACTTTGTTTAAATCTTCAAGGTATCTTGTATTAAAGCGATTGGCCCAGAAAGACTGATAAACAGTACCTTGGTCTCCATTGTCCTTTTTAATGGTTAGATGTGGGTGCTTATTTATTAAATAATTTATTTGACCTAGTTTTGGCTCTTGAAATCTTGTATCGACATACTGATATAAAGTATTCGGATTTTCAGCAATGTAATTTTTTACTTCTTTATCTAGATTAATAGGCCCATCATACTGCTGATTATCTGAACAAGTCCAATAAAACTTTATATCTTTAAACTTATTTTCAAGTTCTACTAAACTATTAATAAAGTCTTCAAAAATAAAATCAGAATTTTGTACTTCTGAAAACAAAATAAAAATAACATCTGGAGAATATTCAGCAAAATATTCTTTTGCATTTTTTATAACATTTTTATAGTATATATCTTTATCATCTAATGCAAAAAAATCAGAAACTAAAGTATGCTTTCTTAGTAGTTTGTCTAGTCTAAATGGCCAAACATTTTTAAAAGTTTCATCGTCATGCATTAGATCTGAAGATCCAAAATATACTACATGTAGTTTACTATCATGATCCTTTTTAAATTCTTCACACATATAGCCATGAGTATTTTTTGTTCCATCATATTTGCTTAATACTTCTGTCATTTATTATAATCCATTCCTGTTAAAATTTTAAAGTCGTATTCTTTTTCCCAATTTAAAATATCGTTGTTATCGTTTAATAAAGGTTGACCCTTAATATTCAGACTTGTATTCAATAATAATGGTACACCTGTTTTAAGATAAAACTTATTAATAGTCCTCCACAAACCTCTATGCTGATGCTTGTTTACGGTTTGCACCCTAGATGTACCGTCAGCATGGACTACAGATGGAATCTTTTCTGGTTGTAAACATTTAACTGTGTACTGCATATAAGGGCTTGCAAAGTCCATATCAAACCACTCAGAAGCACACTCCTCCATAACTACTGGAGCAAATGGTCTAAACAACTCTCTTTGTTTAATTAAATTAACTTTATCTTTAATGTTTGGATCTCTTGGATCTGCAAGAATACTTCTATTTCCTAATGCTCTTGGACCGTATTCTGCTCTACCTGATGCTACTGCCACAATTCCATCTTTTAATATACCGTCCACAATTTGCTGAACAGGATACTCTCCACCAAGATCGTACCCCAAGTATGGATCTTTCCACTCAATATGTTTTCCATATAGTGCTGCTGCTGCTCCCAAAGAACTTCCAGCATCTCCAGGGTTAGGCATGATCCAAATCATATCAAATATCTTCCAAAGTAAAGTATTTGCAGAAGAGTTTAACGCACATCCACCCATAAAAACCAAATTCTTTTTACCAGTCATTCTTTGTGCCATACGCATAAAATCGTTAAGCCTTTGCTCGTATACCATTTGTACTGACGCTGCTATGTCAAATTTATCTTCTTCTGAAACCCATCCCCAGTCAGTAATTCCCTTATGAAGGTTATATTTTTGTTGATCGTAATGTGGAAAATATTCATCTACCTTTTTGTAATACTTTGTCCAGTCTCCGTATGCTGCCATACCCATCATAATATATTCTTCTTGGTTTGGCATAAGTCCAATCAACTGCGTGAAGGCTGAATAAAATAATCCAAAACTGACTGGATAGTTTTGCTTGTATTTTAACTTAATTTTATTTCCTTCACCTGTCCAAATTGTAGAAGTATTGTATTCTCCAATAGCATCTAGGACCACAATCACGGCATCATTAAAGTCACTGGTGTAGTAACCTGCTGCTGCATGGGAATAGTGATGACTAAAAGATTTTCTTGGAATACCAGGAAGTTCAAACCTTGGCTTCCATTCCCCAGATCCACCCCTTAAAGCCAGTCTGGAGGCCTTTAGGAGGGGCTTTTCGTAGTAAGCAATGTGATCTGGTCTGCCGTACTGTAAAGCATCTTTTATTAAACTATCATTCACATACCAATCATTTTTTTGCTTACTATATCTTTCAGCATGCCCTGCAAATAATATTTTTTCATCTTTAATTAAGGATACAGAAGCATCATGCGATGTTTCATTTATTCCAAGAACTATCATTCTTCACCATTGGATAATCTTTTAGTGTCAAAATCAATATTGTGATACCAGTTTGGCAGAGCATATCTTGGACCTTTTGTAACTGGATACACCTCATGAACATATAAAAAATTTGAAGGGAAAAACAAAATACTACCAGCAGCAGGTTTAAACTTAATTCCTGAATGTTTAAATTCTATTTCTCCACCTTCATAATCATCATTGAGGTAAAGCAGCACGGATAAAACACGACTGCTGACACCCTGATCTTGATGGGCTGGAAGATGTCCACTTTCATCATATTTTAATAGATGCATTGTGTGTTCTCTAGACTTAATGTTTTTTTCTGCAAATGGATAAATTGCAGTTGAGTAGTGCTTTAATGTTGAATCTAACGCCCCAAATAATTCAGAAGATATACTTAACTGTTCATTAAAGTATGGGTCACAACTAGAAATATCTTTTACCTGTGGAATAAGTTTTTGCCAACAAAACATAAGTTCATTTGAGCCATTGTTATACGTCCACTTTGTCCAAGGACCCACACACGTATCTTCCAACTGACCATCTTCAACATACATTTTGTCTAGATTTTCTATTTTTTCTATAATTGATTTAGGATCTTTAATTACATCTTTATAATAAACTAATCCTAAATCTAATATCTCAAAATTAAAGTTTTGCAAGATGGTACTCCCTTGCCATCCATTTAGGATTTTTTTCACCTATCATAAAGTCTGGATCTGCATGTTTTGGCAAACTTGTATGCATGTATAGGCCAGTAAATCTATGACCGCTTGTTACTTCTGTAATGCCATGAATATATTCACTTCCAGAACTTGGAAAAAATACTGCAGAATATTGCTTTGGTTGATACTCAAATCCTTGATTTGGGAAATAAATTTTTCCTCCAGTGTATTCAGATTCATGGTTTAAATACATTATTGTGCTCCACTCAATAAAAGGTTCTGGGCCTTGAGCGTCTAAATGCAACTCTCCCTTAGTGCCCTCTGTCCAATGTGAACCAAATGATTTGTATACATATATTGGGTTTAAAAAACCATTGTCTTGTCTGTGTACCTCATTTGAAATGTTTCCATACCTAACCATTATATCCATAACTATTTTATTATATGGTAATGATGTTCCTCCATATCTTTGTGCATAGTATGCGGGATAAGGATTTCTTTCTGCAAATGGATCTGTCTGCTGATCGATCAAAGTCTTTGCGTCTTCTGGACTAATAAAGTTTTCTATTATTTTTATTCTGTGCATTTTTCCTCCTCAACCATTATATCATTTATGTGATATATAGAATTATAGCCGTTATGAAATCTTCCAGTTCCCTTTCGATCTAGATTAAAGTCCTGGGTCCTAAACTTATACTCAACATCATTGGTTTCAAATTTCATTATTTTTAAATTTTCAATAATAATATTATGAATACTGTTAAACCTTTTTGCAACATCTGTATTAAAATATTTATATATTTTTTTATAATTATGGTTTTCAGAATATGGCAAATAATCTATTTTTAATTTTGCCTTATTAATATAAACCTTATCTCCAAGAGAAAATATTTTAGTATTATCTTTTATTAAAGTTAGGCTTAACAATAGATCCTGTCCATATTTTTTTAAAGATTGGTTGTTAAATTCAAACATACTTGAAATATTTTTTTTATCTATTGCAATAAAATCCATATCTATCCAGTTAGTCTCAAAAACAAAATTGCTACAATCTCCTAAATTTTTTACATAAAAGCCATCAGTGATTAACTTTGCTTCTTTGTTTCCAGAAAAAACAACATTTGGAATATTTGTAAAATTATCAACCAGATAAAGGTCCCAGTCTTTTTTTAATTCTACTGAATCCGAAACCTCAACATAGTAGTCGTAATCCTTTTTTATTATATCTTTTCTATATTCTGTAATTGGAAAATAAGAGTCCCAATATATATGACTATATTTTACTGAGGGTATATTTTTAAAATATGCCGTCCTGTCTATATTATTTTGGTCATATACATAAAGTCTTATTCTATTTTTATTGCTATATGAGTCTACCATATTTGCAACAATATCAATTAAGTTATTATTTTTATAAGAATATAAAAATATTACTATTTCTTTCATTATGCCAATGGAATGTAGTGTTGTTCTTCTGCTTTTTCAATAAATCTTAAAGGAATTATATCGTAAGCAACGGTAATTCTTGGACCATCCCAGTCCCAATTTCCTTGTGCATGTGGGTGCCCCATCTCAGAAATAATTAATCTGTTGTCAATATTCTTATTTTCAAAAATAAGTTCTTCTTTATTTTCTATTTTATAGAATGTTGATGATGGCTCTGCCTTAACACAGTAGTATCCATGAAAGTTTGGTGCCCAAGGTCCACCGTGATCGTGCCAGTCAAGTTTACCAACCTTTGAGTGATTTATATTAAACCAACCCTGAATCATATATTTTTCTTTTGCGAAGTCTATTCCGTAATATTCACAGGCTTCTTTTACTAAATCCCTAACTCCAACATAAAGGTTGTATATTTCTTCGCTGTGAAACTGAAAAACATTATACTCTCTCCACTTTACTGTAGAAATACTTCCAGACTCAAGCCAGTATTCTTGTTTTTCTGAATGCAATTTTGATACGCCAAAAACCTCACCCTGCTCAATTTGATCATATTTCTTATGCAAGAATTTAGACATCTTGTCTAGATCATTATTTAAAAACTTTTCAAAAAACTTATGAGGCTTATTGTATAGTTTTGGTATGTTGTAAAAGTCGTGATTCATTTTTCTCCCTTTAGTTTTTCTTAATATCTCTTTTTATTCCATGCAAACTTTTTATAGTGTGCAGTAATATGTGATCTTCTTTGTTCTTCTAAAATCTTATGTTTTTCATAAGACTCCTTTGACATATCTATGTCGATTTCCCAATCATCTCTCTTGATTGGTATCATTTGCATTATTGGTGTCCCCTGCTCTATTGTACCAAAAAAGTCTCTTTTTAGAAAAAATGGTATAAATACTGGAAGACCCCAAACATCTGCATCTACAATTCCAGATGGTACATAGAATGGCAAGTCAAAACGGTTGAGTGGGTGAGTGATTAGTATTGAGTATCCTGGTGGTGTTTCATAGTACCAGTTCATTTTAAACCCAAAATGTATGGGGTGGCAATCTTTTGGTATTGCCATATCAACATTAAATCTTTTATCTATAATTGGAATATCTTTTTTCCATGACACAACTGGCATATTGTCATTATCAAAATCAACATGTACGTCATCCTCTAATCTGTAAATGTACCCAGCAGTCATTGAGTCTAAGAATGGTACACAAAGTTTTGTTGAAACATCTGAGCCATCAGAGCCACGATCATTAATTGGAAAGAGGTTTTTCATATCATTGCTAGTTCCATATTTGTAACCAACAAGATCTTTATACCAATCTGGAATCATCCTACTTGCACTTACTGGCTCTACCAACATATCTATAAATTTAGGATCATTTGATGCTGGAACAAACTTTACCTTATTAGTCATTATATTCTTTCTTTATTTGCTCAATTGTTTCTGAATCTTTTATAATTATATCACATATAGGAGTTCCTGTGTCTATAATGCCGTATCTTTCATCTTTCATGTGCTTACCACTTTTATTGATAAAAAAATGTATCCATTTTGTATCTAGTATGTGTTTTGAAAAATCAACCTTATTGAAATAAACAGTATCTGTTATTAAATTAAATACAGTTTCATCACCAAAATTATTTGATATTTTGCATTCAATATCTTTATTTATTAACCATGGAAGATAAAACTTATACAAGGCATTAAAACTAATATCTTGCTTATCGTAGGCGAGTTCCGATGGGTAGAACTGTCTTTGCCAACATTTGTCAAGTGCATAGAGTCCATTGTACTTTGGTTCAACCCAAATTTCGGCGTGAGTTTTTTGACGCAAAACAACATGATCATCATTAACAATTAACTCTGGTTTATTATGAAATATTTCTGCATACCTATTTACTGGAACTAAAAATTTATTAATGTAACTTTGATCAAACACATGACCAGAGACTCCCCACTCTGGATAAAGTCTACTACCTATAACCAAATCAGAAAAACTTTTGTTAGCAGAATTAATCCAATACTCAGAACCAACTATGCCATTTTTGGATAAATCATCATTTGGCATTTAATTATCCTTAATAATAAAGTTACTAACAACAAGAACTATCCTTGTGTTATCATTTATTTGTTTTATTTTATCATGGTTTGCTACAAAATCTATATCACCAATCACAGAAAACTCTGTAGGCAGTGTCATGTTGCAGCAAATTGCAATCTGCTTTTTTACTTTTTCAAAATTATAATTTTTAATTAAATAATCAAGTACTTCCATAAGATTATCCGCATATAGTGGTGTTACAAATGACCCTGCAGTATCCTTATGTTTCTTTAAGTTTTCTATAACTGTATGGATACCATGCGATATAGTGATATCTCCACCAACAAAGCCACTAATTACATAGGCATTAAGGAATGCGTTTGGTCCAGGTACAACCACATACTCAAAGTTATTTTTAATGCATTCCTGAATAAACTGACTTCCTGGATCTGCAACCCCAATTAGACCTTCTGATGCTACAAGCAATACTGTTTTTCCAGATTCAATATATTCTTTGAAAAGTTTGATTTGATCTGGATCAGCATATGTTGAATCTTTGCTTTTTAAAACAACTATGTCTTTTTTAATTTTAAGTTGTTTTATTATGTTTATAGCATTAATCTCTGAATCATCACTAAAAATAACATCTGAACTAACAAAATAGTCTAGCATTCTTTGAGACATATCGGAAATATTACCAATATGCATTGATCCAACAATTAATTTACCACTCTTTGCTGAGGTGGCAGGCATCGATCCTGCGACATCCGAATTAACAGTTCGGCACTCTACCATCTGAGTTACACCCCAAAACCTTTTATGCTGTTACTTTTACTGGCTTGCCAATAATAGATCCCACAGAAACATATTGTGCTGCAACAGATGCTGTAGCAGAAGATGTTGTTAGTGGAATAGTCTTAAACAGTGTTGATGAAAAGTTGTCACCAATCAAAGGTAGTCTGACAAGATTTGCAGAGTATTTAACTGATGTTGAATCAGCAAAACCTGGTGTAGTTACAGCATTGACTGATGAAAGACACGCTGGATAGTCAATCTTTGTGCTTCCAAATGTATTTCCTGCTGAGGCAAATACTTGAATTCCCTTAGAGTTAAGAGAACTAATTAAGGATTTAATCATTGCATCTGCAGCATCAACTGTGTATGGTGCAGAAGATGATGGCATGCATGGCTTTGATGGACTATTAAAGTATCTTGAAAATGATACTGCACCAATATTTTGAGAATTACTATCTACCCATTTTAAAGCCTCAATAAACATTACTGGTGTTACATCTGCAACAGACTTTGAACTTGCTGGTGCTGATCTAAGAGCAATAATTTTAATACTTGGGTTTTGACGCTTTGCAACTTCAACCATTGCATTGCCATGATTAATGTTATTTCCAATACTTGAATTTGTAATAGTAACAACATCTGTGCATGAAGATTTTGTTTCTACAACAATGCATGAAACATTTAAACCCGAAACCTTAGAATCAAAATAACTATCAATAATGACAAGTGACTTTGAGTCTGCTCCATTTGCTTGAACTGGTACTACAACTGAAAATAATACTACTGCTAGTGCTACGATCTTTTTCATTTTATTCCTTTTCATTTTTACGATATCATCAATCTGACGACATGTTGGCATGGGTCGCCACCTGCTTCCCATTCTTCTGCTTCTTCTTCACCTATGTATTCATATCCACCATCATGGGTATTGCAATATGGTGGTGTTACCCAACCACGATCAATACCGTTTGACAACCAGATACCAAATTCTTGTTCTTCAGGTGACAAATCATCGTGTGTGTGATTCATACTTTAAGTATACTCCTAGATACTAACTACATCAACTGGCCCCATACATGATGGGTTAAATTTAATTGCAGCATTTACTGCTTGTACTACTCTATTTCTTGCATTTTTTTGTTTATCTGTTGCATATAAAACACCGTAAGCATATTCTGCTCCAGAACCCATAGCAAGATATGGAAGTGTGTATTTAGATAAAGACATATCTGCAGAACTGTGTTCATATATGTTTCCACGAACTGCAATGATCAAACCAAGGTCTCCATCTTTAGATGTGTCAACCCAGAACTCATTGTAGAATTCACGAAGTTCTTTGATAAATTTTGTTTGCATGTGCTTGTCAGTATCTTTTAAGATTGGAGCAGTTGGTTTAAAGTTGTAACGAATTCTTTCTCCGTCCATTGCACCAGCATATCCAATTAAGTATGGACCTATCTTCCAAACCTTTGGTGCTTCAAGTGCTAGAATGGTACCATCATCTGATGCTCCACGATCTCCAGCCATATAAATTTTATCTTCATGTCGTACAACTGCAATACAAGTCATTACAAAGCCCTCTCCAGATAGGTGATACTCAAGTATACCATTTTCCAGAGAGGGCTGTCAATTAGGGGTAATAATGACTAATTAGCCTTTTTATCTACCGTTTTAAAGGCATCATTTATTTCTGCTAATGATAGCCTTCCATCGTCCAAAAAAGCCCTTGCCAGTCTTTCAATAACTGTTGCTACTCCTAAGAGTCCTGCAAGCATAACTGCCTGAACTGTGTCAATTCCTACTACGGCTCCTGCTCCCAAGACTGATAGTCCTGATGCTGCAAATACCGCAAGAATTCTCATTAGAATATTTGTTATTGCTTTCTGTGGGTGCTCCTGCTTTGGTGGTTCTACTATTTTTTTAGTTGCCATTATTTATCTCCTTTTCCTGCAAAGTATCCACCAATAATTCCTATTAGTCCTACTAATGCATTTTGTACTAATGCGATTGCATCTTCGTTTGTTCCATATTTTTCACCTGATGTTGATTGTTGGAGAAGCATTGAAGCATATTCCCCAATAACTACAAGACCAATGAACCCTAATATACCTAGGGTAATTACCCACATTAATTTATCTTTCATTATTTATCCTCTTTTCTTAGCGGGATTGTAATTAGCCAAATAATTGTTGTTGCCATTACAGCAATACCAACAATGTCTCTTGCTGATCCCGTCAAAGTTAACCATGCGATAAAGAAGCCAAGGAGGGTAAATGCCTGTGCAATTAATTCCATTCCTGCATCCTTAAACCATTTAACTAATCCTTTGAGCATTTTGCCTACTAGGTTGATGGCTTTATTGATTATTTTCATTTGTTCCTCCTTATCATTGCCCCTGCAATTTGTGATGCAATGACCACTGGGACAATTACTTCTTGTGCTTTTTCTCTCTGATCATCTGTCATGTCCATACCCAACTCAGAAAAATTGGATAGGAGTTCTAATGGATCCACAGCAAATACTGCTCCAAGTGGATCTGATAAAAATGCATCTGTTTGTACTTCTGTTACTGCATCTGCAAGTGTAAATGGCATTGGAGTATCTCCTGCCTCTGCTGCTTTATCATTAAAGGAAACAAATGCAGCAGCAAGTGCTGGGTTAGATTTCATTTGATCTGCAACTTTTGCAATTTCTGATGCGGAAATGCCAAGGCTTTCAGCAACTTGTGTTTTTGCTTCTTGTGTTAAAGCCTTTAGTGTTTGACTAACTGCTGCTGTTTGCTCTGCAGAAAGTTTAACTAACTTATTATCCTTGCTTGTAAGGTTTGCAATAACACCAGATAAATCTTCTTTGTTTCCTGTGCCATTTTGTGGGATAAGTGCTGCCAACTCTGCATCCTTGATTACTGGATCAATGTTTTCTGATGGCTTAAAGTCTGGCCTTGGAAGTGGCTTAGGTTCTGGTTTTGGCTCTACAGAAGGCTCTGGAGCAGGTTCTGGCTTTGGTTCAGGGTTTGGGGCAGGTGTAGGCTTAGGCTCTTCTGGCTTTGGCTTGTCTGTTGGTTCTGGTTTAGGTCCAGGCTCTTCTGGCTTTGGGCCTGGCTGTGTTGGCTTAGGACCTGGTTCTTCTGTAGCAGTATTATTAGTTGGCTTAGGCTCAGGTTTATCTGTTGGTGGTGGTGAAGGCTTTGGTTTTTCTGGTTCAACTGTTGGCTTTGGTTCTGGTGTAGGCTGATTTGCTGCAGCATTGGCTGCTGCTTGAGCAATTGCTCTTTGAATTTCTCTTTGCGACTGCTTATCATAGTAACGCCATGCGTCATCAATTGCACTATTAACATCAAGTATCGCATTATTAAAATTAGATATAGCATTATTCTTTTCAGATAAAGCATCTTCTGTTTCGTTAACAGCGTTGTTATACTCAGATGTCTTATTAGTTAAATCTTGATTATATGAGTTTAATGTTGCAACCTCTTGATTATAAATATTTAATTTATTATTATATTCTTGCTGTGCTGCATTCTTTACACTTAATGCTGCTTGATAATCTGCAGTCTGTGTTGTACTTGCTCCAGATCCAGAAGAAAATGTATCAAGATTACAACTAAAGTTTTGTCCCCACACTCTTGGATTTCCAGCATAGTCGCAACCTGCACCAGTCCAACCTAAACTGCCAGATGAATCATAGGGTATTCCCCATCCAAGATGATAAGATCCTGGTCCTCCACCGTTGTACCACCAAATCTCTACATCAAATGTTTTATCTGTGGTTACATCATATATTGGAGAGTATTGACTCCATGTTGTTCCCTGTTCCTTCCAGTTATTAATGACAAGGTTTCCATCAATATACATCCTAAAACCATCATCTGT